GTTTATCAAACAATCCATTTGTTGAAAGTGGATACGTTAAAGGTGGATACACCAACGACGCAGAATATGAATGGGACGATCTATTGAACACAGATGCTTCATTGGATGCCACTTGGGACACTTGGACGTATGGCACATGGGTAGGTGATGAGACAAGTTGGGACAATTGGCCAAGAGACAAATGGAATTCACCTTTCATCATGGAGATTACAACAGATATACCTACAGCAATACCCACATATAAATTCGCAGTTGGAGACACGCAGGCAATCAGTTCTGCTTTCAGTTTAGTTAATAATGCGGCATTTATTGTTAAAGGTGAAGCCACACTTACATCTGCTTTCGCTTGTGAAGGTACAGCACCAGGTATATTTGACACCAGTGCCGCCCTAACAACCACATCCACACTTGCGGTATCAGACATTGATTATGTTGAGAACATAACTTCAGATGAGATAGAAATATTCGCAGGAGCATTCACTGTTGCGGCAATAGGAAATATTAAATCAGATCAATCAGTCACTATTGATAGTGCATTGACATTCACATTGGCGACGGCATCTGTCAAGTATGACATAGATGAAACAGAACCAAGCACATTCACAGCAGTATTCACGGGTAATTTCAAAACAGACACAGACATAACTCTTAATGCTTTAGCGAGCACATTACAGGTTGGAACACTTTCATTACAACCAGATCCTTTCAACACAATAACGGTACAAGCAGAAACAAGAACATTTGTCGTGCCTGCTGAAAATAGACAAACATTGGTAATGGCGGAAGATCGCGTAAATACTATCAGCAACGAAACAAAGGTCATGAATGTTATGCAAGAAACTAGAACACATAAAATTATTAGACCTGGTTTCACTGACAGATTCTCAACACCAAGGATAAGGAGCGAAACTTAATGGCAAACTTAACAGGTTTTAAATCAGACAACAAGGGCCTTTTTATACAAAAAGATTCACAAGCCAATGTGAAGTATGGAATGGACTTTACAGATTATTTGAACACAGGAGATGCTCTTAGTTCTGCTGTGGTCACAATAGACACAATATCAGGAGACTCTGCTCCACTGGCGCTACCAACAGACGCCGCAACTGACGTTGCCATAGTTGGCAAGATAGTCACAGTAAGATTAAACGGTGGCACAAACGGCAACATCTACAATGTAAGAATCAAGATAGTGACATCTCAGGGTGACTCAGATGCAAGACATTTCAGAGTGGTAGTTGGAGATAGGCAGGCATAATGGCAGAGACACCAAAACATTACAAACTAGACAGAGACTTGATATTCAAGTTGGCTTCAATCCATTGCACATACAAAGAGATTGCAGAAGTAGTTGGAACATCAGTGACAACTTTAGAAAAAAGATATTCAGGCATTATCAATAAAGGTCGTTCTGAAGGTAATAAAACTATAAGACATCTTCAAATGGAGAAGGCAAGACAGGGCGACGTAAGAATGCTGATTTGGCTTGGCAAGCAGTACCTGGACCAAAAAGACACTCCAACAGATCAAGAAAATACAGCACCACTTCCTTGGCAGGAATAATTACATACAAATGAAACTATCTGAACCACAACAGGTAGTGGCTAAGAATACAAGTAGATTTAAAGTTTTAGTCACTGGCAGACGATTTGGCAAGACCACACTAGCAATCAGAGAACTATGTTATGTTGCAAGGATACCTGGTAGGGTATGCTGGTACGTGGCGCCCTCATACCGTCAAGCAAAACAGATCGCATGGGTAAAGATAAAAGAAATTCTCAACAACCTTAAATGGATCAAAAGGATCAACGAAGCAGAACTCACAATATTCCTAAAGAACGGATCTAGGATATGTTTGCGAGGTGCTGACAATCCAGATTCTTTGAGGGGTGTTGGTATTGATCTATTGGTAATGGATGAATGTGCTGATATTTCTGAAAGTGCCTGGTCTGCCACACTCAGACCCACACTATCTGACACAAAAGGCAAAGCAATATTTTGTGGCACACCCAAAGGCATGAATTGGTTCCACGACCTGTACCAAAGGGGACAAGATCCAACAGAAGAAGAATGGAGCAGTTTCCTTTATACCACAATCCAAGGCACTTGGGTTGACGAGACAGAAATAGAACAAGCAAAAAAAGATTTAGATGCCAAGACGTTCCGTCAGGAATACGAGGCGACGTGGGAAACGTACTCTGGTATAATCTATTACGGATTCAACATGGAACACAATGTGAAACATTTTGAAGTTCCAGAAGACGTCACAACATATCACATAGGCATGGACTTCAACTTGGATCCAATGAGTGCTGTGGTGTCTTACATCAAAGATGGTATTGTGCATATATTTGACGAGATACAGATATGGGGTTCAAACACACAGGAGATGGTTGATGAGATACACAACAGATACAAAAATAAAAAAATTGTTGTCTATCCTGACCCTGCTTCAAAACAGAGAAGGACATCAGCGGGCGGTAAAACTGACCTATCAATATTGATGAATGCTGGCTTCGTGTGCAAGGTACCAAACAGCCATATGGCGGTGAGAGACAGGATAAATTCTATGAATTCAAAGTTGTGTTCGTCAGCAGGCATACGAACTGTCATCTTTCATCCTCGTACGAAGAATATGTTAAATAGTATTAGCAAACAATGTTATAAAGAGGGAACTTCTTTGCCAGACAAGACACAAGGACTAGATCATATGAACGACGCAATTTCTTACATGGTTTCTTTCCTGTATCCTGTCACAAGAGATTTTAAAACAACAACACCGCAAAGATTCACAGTAGGAGTTAGATAATGGACGACATCAATTACCTTATAAATGGACAAGACGATTTAGGAGGAGATTTTTACAACAATATTCAAACACACGAAGAATATTCCAATTATCTACCTAGATACAAATACATGATGAGATCTTATCTAGGTGGTCTCAATTACAAAATGGGAAGATATCTTACCCGTTATGTGTACGAAACAGAATCAGAATTTTTAGCAAGACTAAGACAGACACCTTTGGACAATCACGTGAAGGCTGTGACTCACATCTACAACAGTTTTTTGTTTAGACAAAAACCAAAAAGAACATACGGCAACATAGATGGCCTACCAGAACTAGAAGCATTCCTAAAAGATTGCGACATGGAAGGCAGAAGTTGGGAATCATTCATGAGAGACGTAAATTTGACAAGTACCATTTACGGACATTGTGTCGTACTTGTTGATAGACCAGACACAGTTGTTGGTACCAGGGCAGACGAACTGGACCAAGGTATCCGTCCCTACACACAAATTTACACTCCTGAAAATGTTTTAGATTGGCATTGGCAAAGATTACCAAATGGCCATTACGAATTACAATATGTCAAGTTCCTTGAAGAAGATGTTAGAACAACAAGAATGTCTTCAACTTACTACATAAGAACCTGGACAAAAGACACAATTACTCTAGAAGAGTACAGCGAAAAGACAAACAAGACAGCAATCATAGAACAGAAACCAAATCCAATTGGAACGGTTCCTGCTGTATGGGTGTATGCCAACAAGTCACCAATCAGAGGTATAGGTGTAAGTGATATCGCGGATATCGCAGATGCTCAAAACTTCTTGTTCTCGTTATACTCAGAAGCAGAACAACTTATAAGATTAACAAATCATCCAACACTTGTAAAAGATCAACAGACAGAAGCATCAGCAGGAGCAGGTGCCGTGATAACTTTGGGTGACACCACAAACAACGAAACCAAACCATACCTACTACAACCAAATGGTTCAAACCTAGATGCCATATTGAAAACAATTGATCAAACAATCAAAAGCATTGATAGAATGGCACACCTTGGAGCCATCAGAGCAATTGAAACAAGACAGATGAGCGGCATCGCACAAATTTCTGAATATCAACTCTTGGACGCCAAGTTATGTGAAAAAGCAAAAAATTTAGAACTTGGTGAAGAACAAATTTGGAGAATGTGGTCTAAATGGCAAGGCATTGAATGGGATGGAGAAGTACAATATCCCATGGCATTCCATATCAGAGACAAAAATTTAGATATGGACCTATTACAGAAGGCGGCGGCAACACAGAGAGATAGTGCCACAGCAACGCCAGATGTGAAACAAGTTATAGACATAAAAGTTAAAGAATTACTTGCTGAAGATGAAGAAGAGTTAGCATCTATGATACAACCACAACCATTAAACACTACAACACATCCACCAATGAACAATGTGGGTGATATGATAAAACATATGAGAGAAATGGTAGAACAAGGTTATACAGATGAACAGATCAAACAACTACATCCTGAAATAGAAAAATTCTTTAGCAATGACCCACCACAAGAAATATAAATCCTTAAAAGTTAGAATTTACCAATTAGAAAAACTTGTAATGAAGTTGTCTAAACGATCTACGAATCAGGCGAAGTGCCTTTTTAGGGATTGGGCAGGATGGTGGGCAAAAAAATTAAAAAGGAAAGGAAAATAAACCATGCCAAAAACTAAAGGAGGAAGACGAGGCGGCGGCAAGTCAATGAGACGAGGCGGAACCAAATCTTCAATGAGATCAACAAGATCTACAACTGACAAAAAGAAAAATAAAAAAGGTGGCAGACGAGGTTAACTGGTCTGAATACTTTGCTTCTATCGTGAGCGTGTGTCCATGGAGCAAAGCATATTGGTCTAAACAAAAGATTGATGTGTGTGACTGGACAGGAGAAATAAAACCGCTTGGCTCTTTTGTAGCAAGGATGTATATCCACAAGAGGGCCAGTGGTAGAAGATTAAAAAAAATGATGTGGAGAATGAATGAGGGTAGACCCAATGAAGAATGGTTGTATTCACATCCACAGTATGGAGGACATTCAACACCAGTTGGAGTGCTCATACAACAGGACTTAGAAACACTAACTAAAGCAAGAAAAGGAAACAAAGACAATGAATCCAAATCTAGTTCATAAGCATCTGTTGGTAAGAGCAGAAGTCAATTCACCACCCCTGTTCAAAGACAGAGAAACTTTAAACAACGAAATAAAAAGTTTAATCAAAAACATTGATATGAACATACTGTCAGGACCACATACTGAATGGTCTGATGTGGAAGGCAATGAAGGATACAGTTCTGTTGCCATAATAGATACAAGTTCAATTACATTCCACAGTTGGATAGATG